GTCCTCATCAACGGTGACGATATTCTCTTCAAATGCGATCGTTCCTTCTTTGAAATATGGCGGGAGACCTGTTCTCAGGTCGGCCTCCACGTTTCTATGGGAAAGAACTACCTCTCTCCAGACTATTGCTTGATAAATTCGAAATTATTTCGAATTCGGTCAGGTAATGTCCAGCTTGTGGGCTTCGTTAATTTGAAGATTATTCTCGGTCGTTCTGTCAAATCTGGTGAGTCCAATGCGACTCCTTTTTCGATAGCTCAGGATTTCAACAAGATGCTTTCCTCTATCCCTAAAGCCTCCATCACCATTCCCGATTATTTCCTTCGTTGGAAATCTCGAGAACGTGCATGGTTCGGGATGAACTGGTATTTACCAGTTCACCTCGGTGGCTATGGGCTAGATCGGAAGTTTGCTAGTTGCTTTAAGCTTACAAAAAGACAGAGGATCGCCTCTGCAATGATGATTGATGATCCTTCAATCTCACTTTTCCGCATGTTTCCCGAGATTCAGAGAGGAAAGAACCTCTTCCGTAAGTGGATCCCATTGATGAAGCCAAGCCTAGAGCTCCGAAATTTCGGAGTCCCTGTGTATCAACTTCTCTATGATCCCCACTCTCAGAAGTTTCTTTCTCCACCTGAATGGATTTCGCGATTGTCATACTATCTCAATGCGATTTCCGGCTCTCCCTCACCCTCCGATTTCCGCTTCCTCACTTTTCCCCCGCGTATGTTTCGGCTCAAACCGTTATCAGATGCAGGATATAAAAAGTTTTGGTATTCAGGAATCGTGATGCCCTTTCTGAGCCCCCTGCCCCCTTTCTCCACCCTCCTTTATCCGTCCTCTATTTCCGACCGGTTCCCGTCTTGGCGTTCACTTCAGACTCGCCCCGGTAAAGGGGTTGACCTATTAACTACCCAAAACGGTGATTCATCCGAGGTGCTTGAATCTTAATACTTCCGTGCTAAGCAAAATGCCGAGAGACTGCACGGGTAGGCGAAAGTTTAGGTTGATGGACAGTCCTTCTGATGAAGAAGCATCCCTTACAATCATCACTTAACCCTACCTCAAACATGTCCCTCGTGCCATATCTCGCACCCTCCATGACCGCCGTTTCCCGGCTCGTCACTCCGTCCAACCTCGCTACCGCCGCTCGTTACCTGAAACCCGTTGCCAAACTGATCTACGACAATCGTGATCTCTTCGGTTCCGCTGCAGTTCAGACGAAGGCCCTGGTCCAGAAATTCTTTGGCTCTGCTCCATCGAAGAAGGTCCATCGCATACCGATCAATTCGTATGCATCCAACAGTCAACTCATTCGTAACCCTACTTTTGTGAAGACGGTTGCACCCCTTGCTGGTTCTGACATGACCCTTATCGGATCGCTCCGATTAGGTTTTGTCGGTACCTTCAATACTGGTGCTCTCTGTAACTTCGCTCTTTCGGGTAATGATGGTTTGTTCGTTATCGGAACAACTAGCTTAGCTCAGTCCTTTCGGCTTCTCCAACCTGCCAGTCTTGAATACCTCTTTACGGGGGATTCAGTGAACCCAACAGGTCGATTATACCAATTCTCTTCGCTCTTCGCTCGTTTTCGATTTCGTCATGTCCATCTTCGTTATGTCCCTGACCTTACCCCTTCTTCTGCTTCCCACACTTCCGTGACTCTTTTCTATATCGATGATCCCGCCACGCCTGGTTCTTTCGGTGCTGGGACAACTAGTGGGACCCCTCTTACGAGTGGGTCCGCTGCGTTGTTCACCCCAAGCGTCGTGTTCCCCACGTGGGTCTCTGCCGATCTGGAACTCAACTTTAACTCTGAGGACTGGTATTACACTAACCCAGAATCCGCTAATATCTCTGATACTACGGATAATGGTGCAGTGGAACTCCGGTCTGCATGCCAAGGTTGCATTGGAATTGTTCAGAACACTCCCAAACTCGCTTCTGCTCAGCAGGGTTCACTTTACATGGACTACGTCATCGATTTCAAGGATCCCATTCTTTTGACCCCTGACATCACCGTTTTCCGTGACACCCCTCCTCCGTCTTCTACCGCTCACCCTATTGATCCATCCCGTCCTAATCCCACTGGCTCTTCACCCTCCTCCACCACACCCTCTTCTCAACCGCCCTCGATCCGTCGTCATTGACGATCCAAATCAAAGCTGTCAAGCATCTGACCCAGCCTAACGACTGGGG